CTGATTAGCTGAAAGCTGCGTGAACCCTTTGGGGTTGCACAGAAGGTTCTGGCGTTGGCCTACGATCTGGGCCGGAATCAGGTTTAGGCCCTGCGTGCGCTCGACCGGTACCGACGTATAGAACGGGATACGCGCGTCTGATCGGGTGGAACCTGGTACGGGCATCCACCCAACGGGGCCCAGAAGCACTGAATAGCCGGATGTCTGACCGTTCGTTGATTCGCCGCCCATTAGCGTTGAGGGAACCACTCCGCTTGTTGAACCCTGTCTGTCGGTCGCTGCGTATGCCGGTATGGAGTTGCCGTTCGTGTCTTTAATCCACGCAGTAGGCTGCCCCAGCATATAAACGCCGCTGTAGTTCGTGTTTGCCGGTGTTTGGGTCAGCGCACCCATCGGTATTTGAGGCGACACATCGAACGTGGGGGGAGCATCTGACCCATACGAAAACAGATTGGACATCACGATTTCGTTGTTTGCCCACAGACCTATGGCCACGACCTCCGCATCAGTCCGTTCTCTCGTTTCGTCGTCCGTCACCCACATATCGAACGATATATCGACCGAATGCAACACGAGGTTGTAGTTGGCAATCTCGTAGAAGAACGAAATCAGCGTGGAGATATCCAAGCCCTGTAATCCGCCTTGCGCGACAATCGCCACGTGCGTTGTCGGGTACCACGTGCCTCCTTCCCACAGAGGTGTACCGATAGCCGCGTCTCCGTCCTTGAAAAAGTGCACGTAATCCTGCGTCCACAGACGTGACACCTGAAGCGATGAGCTTAGGCAGTAGTTGATGAAGTTGATAAACGACTGCGTGCCCTTGCCGAACCAGTAAGCACCGACCCAGCGCGCAATCGCCTGGTACGAGTCGTTGGATATGATCCCCGCGTTCATCAGCTTCATGCCAAGCATATTCACCTGTTTGACGAGAATCTGACGTTCGGGCTGTGACCACGCCTCAAACGGGATTAACTGCGCTTCTTCGACATACTGTGTTTCCAATGCAGGATTCGATACCCACATGTTTCGCAGATCACCTAGAATCTCGGTCGGGATATCGACTGAAGCTTCGAACACATCGTCAATCGCATCCATAAATTCAACGAAATATGGGTTCTGCGCCATGTACGGCGGAAGAAGGATTGAACGCGGGGTCCGGTACCCCAAACGCTTGTTCTCAACCGGATTCGTGGATGGAACATCCAGCGTGTACTGATATTGAGTCATGGATCATCCTTAACCTATCGAGCTACGTGACGGCTGGCCTGAATCGATCTGCTGCTGACGCTCTGAATAGAACACGTTGATAACCGGAGGCTGAGCCAGCGTGTTGTACTGGATAGGCGTGTTAGCTATCGTTGTGGGCGTCGGTCCCGAAGGCGTCAGTGTCCCGTTGTCCGTGAACGTGTAGGTAGCTGCGGATGTTGCCGCAACCGTCGTCAGAATCCCCAGACTTGCGCCCGGTGCACGTCCCCACACTGTGTACGACGCAGCGTCCATCACTGCGGGCCATGTCAGCGTGATTCCGTAGTCGGCGGTTGTCGAAACGACCTGAGGGAATACCCAGTTCGTTGGGGTTCCCGACTGCCCATTCGTCAGCGTCGTTGAAATCGCATAGCCGTACACCAGTTCACCAAGCGATCCGCCACCTGGAACGAGCGTGTACGTGATTTGCGGGCTTGTTGGAGCCGTCACGATCATCGGCCCTGTCGGGGACAGCACCTCTACGTACGAAATCTGTCCGGGGCTCGATTTGAATGCTGCGCGCTCAAGATCGGATTCATAGAAGTTCGTCCGAAGCAGGCCGGGGCGTGGAGCAAACAGCTTTATGATCGCGTCCGTCACCTGCGTCTGCACCTGTTGCGGAAGCGCAGAGTTGAAGATGTAGACGTTCATCTGCACGGTGCGCGGGACCGCAATGGGCTCCTGCCACAGGAAATAGCATGAGTACATGCTCACAGCCTGACAGTAGTCCGTGAACTCCTTGATCTGCGCTTGTGACCATGGGCTGGTGGTGAGTCCCGACACGCGGATCACGTTCATCCAGCGGTAGTCGCTCGGATTGATTTCGCGCTGCGCTTGTGTCACCGCATCAACGATTCCGGGAAACGTTGCGACGGTCGCGAGATACTGCGATTTTGTGACTGCTGACTGATACGTGCCGAACCCGCCTGATGCCACGTTTTTGTACGCGAGAGTCGGATTCTGGTTCGATCCGCCTTGCGGATTGTCAGTCATCACGCCATAGATCAACGGGAATCCGGTGACCGTGACTTGTGTGCCCGATGTCGTCAGCGAGTTGCCGTTTGCACCATGAGTCACCGGGTACGTGATAACGACCGTGTCCGAGACTTGCGGAATCGAGCCGAACGCTTGCAACGTGCCGAACTGCGCAGACGTTCCGCCCAGGTTGCCGAACTGCAGGAGCAAACGCCCATCGCTTGTCGTAATGTCCGCGTATCCAGGAAGTCCATCGAAGTTCCACAGACCGCCATACGATTTCGGGATAATCGTGCTGTTGATCTGAACAGTCACGTCCTGATCAGAGACCACAAACGCATCCTGCGAGCCCACAAACGTCTGGCGCTCGGTGCCCAGGCCGTTCATCTGGTAAGAGTACAGTTGCCCCTCATACAGCGTCACAGCCAGCGGAATATTCGCTTTGAAGGTCAGCGCGTCACGGTTGAAGAAGTAGTTACCAGCGGCTGAGAATTGCGTGTAGGGCGGAAGCGTGACATCGACCGGACTCGTGATCGACGCGGGAGCCTGAGCGGGCAGACAGCGAGCAATACGCAGGCCCTGCATTTGCGTGATTGACAGGATCGCTGAATCTGACTGTGCGGTTTCAGCGAATGCGTCCTCCGCTTCGCGGATCACACGGCCTTGTGCAAATGTGCCGACAGTCGAAACCAGTTCGATTAGCGTCTGCGAGGTCTGCGTCGTGAGGTTACCGACCCAAACAGGTTTCTGTTGCAAATAGGCTTGAAACTGCTGCACGAATTGATCGACATCGGCAGTCAGGTCGCTCAGTACAAGCGTTACTGCTGGCGTCGATGTGGTGCTTGAGGTAGCGGGCGTAGACATGAATTAAGCCTTACGTATTTGTTGTACTCACACTGAAACTGACGGCGGAAGGCTGTAGATTCAGATTGATGGTGAATGCGATACGCACCTGATACCCCGGTAGCGTCATATCAGGCGTCACATACGAGTTTGAGTTATCGAGCGTGATGCGTGGCTCCCACCGCTGTAGAGCCTGGATCATCGCCACGTTCATTTTGTTCGCGGTTGATTGATCAATGGGCTCTTGCAGGAACTGGTACCAGAGCGAGCCATACAGGGGCTGAAAGATTCGGGAGCGTGCGCCAATCGCACAGTTGCAGATGTTGTAAATTGAGTTCTGCACAGCCAGAACGTTGGGCAGTCGGTCGGGGGCCGCATTCAGCGTGACAAGACTATTTACGTCGATCCACGTTGCCCCGTTCAGTGAGATTTGGTAATTCGTTAGTTGTGCCATAGCTATCAAATCTGCGGGGTAGGTGTGTTGGTATTTCGCTGCGACCCATCATCGTCATACACGTGGAAATGCTCGTTGTAGAACGTGCGCATGTTCGCCATCGTTTGGCCATTGCCGGTGCTCGTGCTGTCCGTGATGTCGCCGCCAGCCGAAATCGTTGTGCTTGCGACGACTGGGCCATTGAACTGGTGGACAGATGCTGTATACGACGCGGGGCCTGACGCGTTCAGGTTGAACGCTGAACAATTGATGTTCGCGGTACCCGTCACCTGGAACTGCAGATTCCCTGCAACCTGATGCGTTTCGGTGGCTTTCACCACCTGAACAACGTTGCCCGCTTGATCGTAGGAAATCGTGTCGCCTGACTGATGGGTCCACACCCACGTACCGGCTGACATATCGACTTGCAGCGAATTGCCTTGCGGATCGACAAAGCCCCATCGTGTGGGTACGTTGAACCATGGGTGCGCGTTAGGCTGCGTGTAGAGCGTCTGATACAGAGGCTTGTGCTCATCCCCGTTCTGAAGCTCTACCATGACCGTAGACCCCACCTGAGGAAAGCCGTAGACCCCATAGGGGCCCTTCGGGCCTGTACCGAAACCAAAGGGGGAATCCTTGATTGCGCCGATCCACGGAACAGCGCCCTGCGTCGGATCGA